AGTATCGTGTGAACTCTCATGTTCTAAGAACTGCCGAGTATCTGAAAGAGAAGGAAAGGGTAGTAGGGAAGTTCATTCCAATTTCCCCAGCGTTCAAACCTCCTCGTCCTCCTGATGCAGAGGAAGATGCGACAAAGAATCTACTATGGCGAAGAGCTATGGCAGAAGCACACACCGCTGATCGTATTAACTTTAAGAGATCAGTAAGAACACGAACACAATTAGAGGCAGCAGAAAAGTTTAAGAATGACGAGTTCTACTTATGTTGGTCGTTTGACTATCGTGGTAGAGCCTACCCAATTCAAGCTTTTCTTACTCCGCAAGACACAGATTTTGGTAAATCATTATTAAGGTTTGCTGATGAGTCTCCAGTTACAGACACAGCTGACACATGGTTAGCTTTCCAAGTAGCCACTACCTTCGGGCTTGATAAAGCCACGATGATCGAGAGGTTACAATGGGTGGATAATAACAGAGCCTTAATCACAAGGATTGCAATAGATCCGATAGAATATCTCTCAGATTGGGAGAATGTAGAAGAACCTTGGCAGTTTATGGCTGCCTGTCATGAGTACCATCATTGCTGTATTGCGAGAGACAAGGATACTACTGGGCTTATGGTAGCTGTAGACGCTACATGTAGTGGTCTTCAGATCCTCGCTGGTCTTGCTAAAGATCAGAGTACAGCTGAGTTAGTTAATGTCGTTCCGTCTAAAGAACCGAGCGATGCTTATAAGGCTGTAGCAGAGAAAGCCAAAGAGTTCCTACCGAGTTACATGCACCCTTGGATGACCCGTTCCGTGTGTAAAAGAACTGTGATGACGATTCCCTACAATGCTACTAAGGATAGTAGTCGTAAGTATATCCGTGAAGCTCTAAAAGAGGCTAGCATAGAGGTTGACCAAGATGAGTTAACTAAGATAGTAAATGCTGTCTATGATTCTATGGACTGTATAGTCCCTGGGCCTATGCAAGTTATGCGTTGGATTAAGAAAAGTGTAGGAGAATATATAAGGAACGGTGGTAAATGTGTAGAGTGGGAGACTCCCTCTGGTTTTATAGTAAATCAGAAACGTGATGTCATAGAGACAGAGCGAATGGAGTTACAGCTATTAGGTCGTACTAGCGTACGCATACCTAATGGTAAGCAAACACCCTGTCCTAAACGCCATCGCTCTAGTACGGCTCCTAACTTTATTCATTCTATTGATGCAGCGATTCTTCACAGATCATTTACTCAATTCGATGAACCATTCACAGTTATTCATGATTCTGTATTATGCAGAGCAGGGGACATGGCAACACTCAATCAACTTGTGCGAGAAACCTATGCCAATATCTTTACCGAAGACTGCTGGCTCACTAGATTCTCCAACACCCTCAACGCCTCTGATCCACCACCCATTGTTGGAACACTTGACCCAGAGGTAGTATCCAATTCCACTTATTTTTTCTGTTAAATGCAAACACACGTCACCAAACAACCCGTTCTATTAGAAGGCTTCCAAGCTGTCCTTAAGCCTGGGGAGTGGGGCTATAAGCTCTCAGTCCTCATGAAAGATGACATCGTTAAAGAGCTAGAGGAAGAAAGAGAAGGGGCATTAGAATGGGCTAAGTCCAAAGCTAAGAATCCCAAGAGAGTCTCTATTAAACCAGAGCCTTGGGAAGAAGTTGAGACACAGCCTGGAATGTACCAAGTTAAGTTCAGCTGGAGAGATGGAGACAAGTTCATCCCAGTTGTTGTTGATACTGAAGGTACACAGATAACAGACAAAGAGACACCAATATATAATGGAAGTAAAGTAAAGATAGCTTTCTTCCAAAAACCATACGTCCTCCCTACAGGCGACATCGGTACATCACTAAAGCTAAAGGCTATTCAAGTTATTAGTCTTAACAGCGGAGCTGGTATTGTCGATGACGGAGATCTATCTGCTGAGGATGCAGCCAAGTTATTTGGTGCAACCACAGGTTTTAAGGTAGATGAACCTAACGTAGACGCTGCTCCTTGTAGTGTCGAAGAGGACGATGACTTCTAATGAGAAGTAGGTTAGAAGAAAATATAGCTGAAGAGTTTGACAAGATGGGTATTAAATATACCTATGAAACTGACAAACTTAAATATGTTATAGAAGCACAGTACATCCCTGATTTTAAAGTTGGGGATGTCTACCTAGAAGCCAAGGGTTATTTCCCACCAGATCAGAGACGTAAGATGAAAGCTGTAAAGAAAGCTAATCCAAATCTCGATATCAGAATTATATTTCAAAATCCGCTAAACACAATATCCAAACGCTCCAAAACATCCTATGCGATGTGGGCTGAGAAGAATGGATTTCCTTGGTGTACATACTATGCAATCCCAAAAAGCTGGCTCAGATGAATCAGAATTTCTTTATCATGCACCTTGTAACCGATGTGGGTCTTCCGATGGCAATAGCGTCTACTCTGATGGACATACTTATTGCTTTGTATGCAATCACTACGATGCTGGAGAAGAACCAAACCACCATCATCATAGCACTACCAGACCTATGATAAAAGGTGCACCCGTTTCGCTAAAGAAACGTAAAATATCCGAAGAACATTGTCGAAAGTACAGAATCCATAAGGACGGAGACGTACTTAGGTTCCATTACTTCACCAAAAGTGGTCAAGTCTGTGCTGCTAAAGTAAAGACAAAGGACAAAGCGTTCTACTGGGACGGTAAGAATACCGATAACCAGTTATTCGGACAACACCTTTTCCCAGACAAAGGTACACGCCTTACAATATATGAAGGCGAACTAGATGCAGTGTCTGGATATGCTGCATTACCTACATGGCCTCATGTCTCATTACCAAATGGGGCAGCTGGAGCCAAGAAAGATCTACAAA